CATGCAAGCGTATGCTACTCTCGCACAAAATCTGTCAGAATTTGGAGGCACTAACGATGCTGTGACTTTCCAAGGGACCAATTCTATATCCCCAGCTAATTTTGATTTAACCATGATGGGTGTGGATGGATCTATAAAATTCCTTAAATCTGGTGTGTATGACATCAGTTATAGTGCAGAAGCTAAGGTTAGACCTCCAATTCCTAATCCTGTACCATCATTCTCATTCGGTTTTTGGCTGAATAACATCGTGGTACCTGGTAGCGTCATCTCAGGGTATACTCAAGCGCCGGGTGATGACACCATACAGATTGTTGCTGAAGTCATAATCGATGTACAAGCTGGTGATGTTCTCATGTTGAGGAATGCATCTAGCAATCCTGTTCTGATGACGCCAAATATCCTGGGAATTATGTTCCCTGTAAACGTTGCAGGAATAACAATACATTGCATAAAAGCTCTATAAAAAACCGGCCCCCGTGCAAACGGGGGCCTATAAATGGTAAATATTTTGGCATCTACAATCGCGGAGTATGTTATCCCGATAATAATGTTATTTTTAATGCTGGGGTGGTACGGTGGATTTAAAAACCCGTAACACCGGATCGCCATGCTCACAAAAATTTGTAAAACTTGTGGCGAAAAATTGCCAATCTGTGATTTCAAAACCAGCTCTCACGTTTGCAGGCACTGCCTGAATGCCAACAGTCGGGAGAGGCGTGCTAAAAATCCTCTGAATAAGTGGACAAAAAACAATTTAAACGCTAATTTTAGATTTGGTGATCCTGGTCATAAAATCTAGTGTGAGTACGTTTGTGAATATTGAAGTTGTAGAATTTTATCTGAATGCCAAAGAAGATGATGGATCTTTTTTTTCTGGCTCTCTTCACGTGAGAGTGCTAGATTTTCCCCAATTCGACATCCGAGGCATCATCGTCATTATGAAAGATGAGAATTGGAATTTCTTTCTGCCAAATAAAATGGCAGATGTGGAAGGCAGCAAAGTGCGTTATCCTATTTTTTCTTATACAGACAGAGAGAAATCTAAAGAGCTGCTGCGAATTATCATCGAGAAAGGTAAAGAGTTTGTCTCCGAAAAAATGTCCAGAGCCTATTAATAGCGATCTATCTGAGCAGGCATCCGCGATCTTGCGGGTGTTCGGATATGAGGAGTTATACAATTTCTATAATGAGATCCATGTCCTCCTGGAAGTGTGGCGTGTGGATGAAGACAGTTGCAAAACTTTATGTGATGATCCATCCAATCAGGAAGACCTTATTAAGCTTCTTCGCTCTGCCATAATCCTAAGCAGGGTTTCTGATCTGTATGGCAAGAAATTCGATAAAATTTCTCACCGCTATTGGAATTTCTGGAAAAGATGTGAGGAAATCGCGCAACAAGTTTCTAAAGATATGTTATAAAATCTAACAGGCCATCTGTGCCATATAGTTGTAGAGAGACGTCCTTGAAACACCTAGCTCTTTTGCTATCGCAGATTTTGTCTTCCTTGTTAAAATTAGCTCTCTTAGGATAGCTATTTTTTCTGCGTTTAACTTTTTATGTCCCCCATGAAACTTTCCTTGCTTTTTTGCTATAGAAATACCTTCGGCCTGTCTTTCCCTAATAAAAGCATGCTCAAATTCTGCAAATGCTCCCATAAGTGACAATAAAAGGTTTGACATTGCCGATTCGATACCGGTAAATTGCAAATTTTCTTTCATAAAATGAACTTGCACTTTTTTAGCTACTAGACAATTGACCAGATTTCGTAGATCGGTCACATTCCTTGCAAGTCTATCCATACTATGTACCATGACAATGTCGTCTTCTCGAACAAATTCTAACATCATTTGAAGCTGAGGACGATCTGTCGATTTCGCAGAAGCGTAGTCTATGAACTTTTTATCTACTTGCATACTTTCCAATTGCCTATCCGGATTCTGATCCGTTGTGCTAACTCTTATGTAGCCTATGCGTTTTCCTGTCATTCTACATCCTTATTTTTTTAAATTTTGCAATTCGGTTTCAAGATTTTTTATCTTTTCTTTTTTCTCTGTCTCATATTTAATTTTTATATCGTTTAACATTTTTTTTAAAATTTCTTCCTTCTTGATTTCTTTGATTTTTTTTAAACAATTTTTAGTATATCGTTCAAACGGTGTTTTTATTTCTTTAATTTTCACATCCAATCTCCTTTTTGTTAAGGACATCATAGGACATGACATTACATTATGTCAATCATTAAATGCAGTGTCTAAGTTGACACTAATGTGTGTAGAATATTTTTAAAGGTTTTGTGTCAACAGGGAGTACCCTGTTAGGACGATATATTTTCCAATAATTTAAAAAAGGTTGTTTAATCTTGTAAAGTCAGCAATTCTGGTTTATCGTGGGCCGTGGAAAGAATAAAAACTAAAAAACTACCATTGCCTAAACCCACTCTGCCAAGTTCGTTTTTTAACAGTGTCTTCAGATCTTCGATTGGGTAAATAGATGTGTGCTGAAATTCAGGATACATTAATATTTTTTTAAACTGATCAATTGCCAAAAACGCGTATATTTTATTTTTTTCCATTATTTTTCTCCCGGTGGTTTCGGCAGCGGCATCCAATGCGTAATTTTAGAACATATGCAGTCATTCCAAATAAATTCGTGACATCCCGATGTTGTATGAGCAAAAGTTACTAACTCACATAGTCCGCATTCCAAGGCGCACCAATATCTTTCTACATCGATAATTTCTTCTGGTTGATCTGGCAGTCGATCTTTAACGTTTATCCATTCCATTTTAGCCTCACAGTCTAAGTGCAATACCTTTCTTAAATGCTGAGCCAGTCGGTATTCAGCTTCCATAATTTGGCTGTCTTTCATTATTCTGGCCTCTCAGGCAACATTGGGATTTCAAACCAATGTGTTACAGATAGCGTCAATCTAAAATAGCTTTTCGGATCGTATTCTATAAATTCTTTTGCCCCAGGATTGTAGAGTGCCATGGTAGCACCCATCCAACCATTCACATTGCAGACCATCACATCGCAATGATGCTCTGGTAATTTTTCAGATACGCTAATCCATTCCATCAAAAACCTCGCCATTGCGCTTTATCTCAAATTCCCGGCCGTTCTCTCGCATAAACTTTGTGAATCTATTCATCAAAAACCACCCAACTATAAGTATAACCCTCTGAGTTTACCTGTTTGGTGTTAACGCTATGTAATATTATTTTTTTTACATTGCAATCATAAATATGAGCCCACTCGTCCCAATCCATCTTACTCAAAAATGTTTTTAAGTATTCCAAGTTGTGAGAACTTTCTTGTAAATCTAACATGCCTCCTCGTGGATAGAAATCCTCCCCATGAAATAACATATATCTATCCATCAAAAACTTCTCCATTATTATCTGAATTAATTTTTTTATTGTATTCCTCGTCGATGCCATCATATACATCACAGTCAGAAAATGACTGCCCAGGTTGTGGCAAAACATTTCTTATCAGAGCGAGCATCATTAACGTTTGTTCTTTAGAAAATTTTATAAATTCACAATACGAAACGATGGAATCTAAAAAAGCTATTCTGTGTTCTTTAGATTTTTTTTTAATTATAGCATATGTATTTTTCATGCTTTTTAATTCTTCAAAATTAGCCATCAAAAACCTCACCATTCCTCTTTATCTCAAATTCTTTCCCGTTATCCCGCATAAATTTTATATATCGTTTTACAATGACATCGCAATAGGCAGGCGAAAGTTCAATTCCAAAACAGCGCCGATTCAATTTCTCTGCTGCGATTAGTGTGGTACCTGATCCTAGGAAGGGATCGTAGACGCCTTCGCCTTCTTCTGTGTTGTTTCGGATTGGCCGGGCCATGCATTCGAGGGGTTTTTGTGTGCCATGTCCCCATTTTTCCTCATCTTTTGTTCCCCCAAGAACCCCTGAATTAATTTCCCATAATGTCGCTTCTTTCCGACTTCCTTGCCAGTTATGAGCTTTATCTTTGCGGGCTGCATACCAACATGGCTCATGCTGCCAATGATAATCCCCTCTTGACAATGCAAAATGTTGTTTTGCCCATATAATTTGTGAAATCATCTCAAATTGTGATTCTTGTAAACTTATTTGCACTTCGGAACAAAATTTTACTGCATGCCAAACATAAGCCACATCTCCAGGAAATAATTCCCAAGCTTTAGTCCAATCAATCTTGTCGTCGTTTTGGACTTTCCCCTGCGAATTTTTACCTTTATTAGGCCTGCCATTCCTCCATGATGGATCATATTCAACCCCATAAGGCGGATCGGTCACCATAATTATAGGTCTGGCTTCCTGAAGGCAAGAGCTAACAACGACACTATCAGTACTATCACCGCACACAATTCTATGATGCCCCAGCTCATAAACATCTCCCAGCTTAGTTATCGCATCTTCATCTTTGCCGATATCATTGGTCTGCGCATCATCATCGCCACCAACAGCATCGTCGCCGAGTTCTATGCCAAGCTCTTCAGGACTGAAACCCCATTCTACCAGGTCGTCCAGGTTCCACTCGTTCGCCAAACACTCAAAATCCCATTCCCCGGTATTTTGATTCAAACGAATATTCAACTCATCAACCTGCTCTTGAGTCATAGCCTCTTTCGCTACCCAGCATTCCACTTCCTTGTATCCCATTTCTTTGAGAACTTTCAGACGTTGGTGTCCCCCTATGATCATGCCATCGGCATTGCAGATCGGTTTCTCTGCTACGCCGAATCTAGTGAGCGAGTCTTTTAGGTGCTTGTGCTGCTCTTTCGTTAGCCTGCGAGGATTTTTAGGGTGCTCGCTGAGCGTGCTGATTTTCAGTGTTTTCAGTTGCCATTCGATCATTTTTTATAAACCTTTTTTAATTTTTCATCGGCCCGCTTCCATATTTTCTCTCGTACTTTTGCAAAAACATTATCAATCTTCTTTTCGCTGGCGCTGTCCGCCGAACTCTCTGGCATACCAGATTTTTTCTCTGATTTTTCACGTGAAGCGGCTCCTTTGCCTTCTGCTTTTGCAAGCGTGGAGAAAGTTTTCTCCCGCTTGATAAGCTTTTTTAAATCTTTTTCTTTATCTTTCATTTTTTCTTCTTCATTGGCTTTTTCATATCACATTTTTCAATCTTGGCATCTTGTTTTTTGTCCATTTTCAGGAGAGTTCCAAGATCTTTTTTAGCTTTTCCTTCATGTCCGGACTTCAGATCTTTTTGAACTTTATGAATTTGCTTATCCATGATGTCTTCTCCGTCTGATAATTTTGAGGTGTTTTGAGCGGTAACTGTTATGATTGTCTGAGCTGATAAGCCATAAGCTTTTGATGCCATTATTTGCGTTACCATACGATCGTCGAGCCATAAAATCCCACTGGCGCAGTCTAGATAAAACTTTATCAAGTTGTCAATATCTGGCTTTGAATTGTGTGGCTGATTGATCTTGCTGCGAGATTTTTTATCGCTCCATGATTTCGGCGTGGCGAATCGAAAATGCATCTCAACGTTGTAGGTATCCGATGTAGCCAATGAACAGGCATCTAAAGCGATATGCTGAATATCGCTATTCATAGCGTCAAATAGCGCCCTCTTCATCGCTAGGCGCACGGGAATTTTATCCGCCCTATTCGGGTCCCGGACTATCGGTTTTCGTCCCTGCATGCAAAATCTAGGCCTTGCCTGAGGTATTGGATCTCCTGGGATAGAAAATATCATAGCCCTGCGATCCTGCGGTATTCGTCATAAAGTTTTGTGATACGTGACATATGATCGCGGAAATGCTCGCCTTCGGGAATCGTGTAGACATCGCCATGCCGGATGTTCCAGATGCGCTCGCGCTGCCATTGCGTCCAAGTATGAGAATCTACATCACCAAAGGCCCAGCGCTCAAAGTCTGCCAACTTCTCCGCTGATTTCGATACCGAAGTCGGCGGGATAGACTCTTGTTCTTCTTCCGGAAGGAGCAAAAACCATTTGATCCAGCTTTTCATCCATGCGATCATGTTCACCTCTGCCATTTAAACGTTCATATCTGCTCTGTGCCGATGTTTATGTGGCAGCCCTTCACCTTGCTAGGGCCACTTGTTATTTACAGGAATCCATGAAGATGTAGGGCCTTATTGACTTGATCCCGGAATCCATGTTCGGCGTATCCAATCGGGATTGATCCTCTATTGCTTTTGATTTCGATTGAGGTATCCGAAGCCGTGACGCCGTAAATCGCTTTGATATGATACCCATTGGCTATATTCTGCGCCCATTTCCTATTGTCGCTAATGATACATTTCTTTCCTGATGGTATTTCTGCAGCTGATGCTGATGGATTGATTTTAGCTTCTTGTGTAGCAAGTTGAGCTTCCTTAACGATCTTTTCACGAACGGCTTGCATTGCCCATCCGGTTATTCTCATGTAATCGCTGCTGTGTTTTTTTACGGTGCTGGGTGAAGCGCTTTGCTTCCAGTCGGACAGATATTGATAGCAAGTCGCTGTGAGTTCTTCGCCATATTTTTCTACTAGCTTGGAGTGTTGATCCTGAGTAGTGGAAACATTATTGACTCTTTCGATCTTTTTTTCTCGATCTGGAACTGAACTTACACACTCGCCACCGGAAGGTGGCGTATGTATATCTCTTGGGTTTTCCCTTGGTTCTTCCCTTGTATTATACAAGTGGCAATCTCGCCTCTTTGATTTGGCAAATTCGCCTTGCCCATTTGGCAAATTTGCCTTATCGTGATCATTTTTTGATCCATTTATTACGGATTGATCCGGAACGGAATACCATGATGTCCGGTCGAACTTACTGTTGTTAAAATTTGATTTTATTATCAATCCAGCTTGGAAAAGATCTTCTAGGGATCGGCGTATTTGATCTTTTGTCAGGTAGGGCATATATTTCGTCATTTTTTCAAATGAGTTGTATGTCCACGTCTTACCCTCTTCAAAATTTGTGCCTTCCACAAAATTGTGTCTGAGCCAATATAAAATATGATTGTAAACAGAGGCTGCATTCAATCCTAATGCCTGGGCTACGCCTGTATCGAATGAATGGGAGAAACCTGTTATAATATTATTCACAGCGATCTCCTATTACATAATGAAGGTAAAGGACTGCTTTTATCGCTTCTCGTACTTCATTTTCTGATAGGTATGGACATTCGTTTACTATTTTTGAAAACGACCATCCTGCCCTAACAAAATCATAAACAATCGCTGCGTGTAATCCTACAGAGCAAGCATTTCCGATATGAAATTGATGAGTGAAATTCTCTTCCACATCTTGGCTTGCATTATTTTGCGAATCCATGTTATGATTATCTCGCATTTCTGAATCTTTTGGTTATGCGTTAACATTCGTGAGTGTTGTTATCTTAAGAGCTTTCCTCTACGCAAGGGAGCTCTTTTTTTTATCCTGTTGCCAAGATAGTCTGTAAAATATTTTTAAGCAATATTTCTCGTAAAAACCGTTTCTTCTTTAACGACTCCCTTCGTAGCTCTCTCTATGGCTCTAGCCAATTTCCTAGTCATAGGAAATTTTCCAGATATGACGCATTGCATATGGCCTTGGCTGTAGTCGACCATTGCAGCTATCTGAGCCACGGTCATTCTATTGTTGTATATATATTCTTTTAAAGTTAACGTCTGTTGATTTTCCATAATGTCCTCCTGTTTTAGCAGTGATCATATAAGACATTGATTTGTTAGTCAACGGAGATATTTCCTATCTTTTTTCTTGCGTTAAATATTGGTCTTGTGCTATATTTATGGTATCAAAGCGAGCAAGTCTCCCTGATAACCGAGCCAAGAGCCCGGCAGGTTGTAGCGGTAAGCCGATAGCAGACTAAAAAAATAAGCCCGAGGGGCGAGGAGCCAAAAATGTCATTTTACGATTACGATGAGACTCATGCGGACGTAGACTACGATGTAGTCACTCCAGAGCAGAAAAAGTTGGATAGCGCAGCCTATTGGGTGCAGTCAATCATGGATAGACTCTATGATGCAGAGTCCGAACTGGATGAGTTTTCTCTACAGTGCGACTTGGACGAGCTGTGCCATATTCTGGAAATTAAACCTAAATGCGCTTTAGTTACACCGCTAAAAATTCAAAGGAAAGCAAATCCTAAGAATTTGATGACAGGAATAAATGACCCAAGATTTTTAAACATCCTTTTTGGAGATGTAGAATGCAAAGCGAAAAAATAGACCTGCTGATCACAGCACTGGCAATAGCGCAGGGGGAAATATCTCCTGCGCCTAAATCGGCGGACAATCCGTTTCACAAGAGCAAATATGCTAACCTCACATCTGTATGGGAAGCGTGCCGTCTGCATCTAAGTAAGAACGGTATAGCCGTGGTTCAAACTCTCGATGAGTCTGCCGGGCAAATGATTCTAGTAACCATGCTGGCGCATAGCAGCGGGCAATGGATTAAATCCCGAGTTCCCATCTTGGTTGGCGATAAAAAGACTCCACAGACTATCGGAAGTGCTATCACATACATGCGCCGTTATAGCCTGGCTGCAATCGTTGGCGTTGCCCCTGAACAGGATGATGACGATGGGCAGGCCGCTACTGTAGCAGTGCAGCGTCAGGATGCGCCTCAACTTGTATCACTAGCCCAGGCTAAACAACTGATAGAGCTTTATGAGCAGTGTTCTCCTGAGCATAAAAAACTGGTTCTAGATAACCTGAAAAAGTCTCCTACTTATGCAGAAGATTTCTATCACGTTCCATTAGGCATGTTCGACAGGCTGGTAACATCGGCTAAAAAGAACATAGCCGAGAGATCCACCAAAGAACTGCAGGCGGTGGGATGATGCGCTTGCAGCAAAATACGCCTGAATGGCTAGAGTTCCGTAAAAACTACCTGGGGGCATCTGATGCCCCCATCATCATGGGCATATCGCCCTGGCGTACGCGTTACCAGCTTTGGAAAGATAAGATTGGTATCGGAGAGCCGCAACCGATGTCTAACGCGATGCAAAGAGGCGTTGACATGGAGGAATCGGCTAGGGATTGGTTCGTATACACTACAGGCATCAAAATCTGTCCTGAAGTCGTTTTACATCCCGAGATTCCCTATCTCATGGCTAGCATTGACGGCATCAGCTCCGACTTACAAACCATTGTAGAAATCAAATGCCCGGGAAGACAGGATCATTCTATTGCAAAAAATGGAACTGTACCTGCAAAATACTATCCTCAGCTACAACATCAAATTGAAGTTTGTGGAGTTAAGAAGGCTTACTACCTATCTTACGATGGCAAAGATGGGGTTTTGCTTGTCGTAGAAAGGGATGACACCTACATAGAAGATATGCTGGAGCAACATGCAGACTTCTGGGAATGTGTGAACTCATTTAAAGCTCCTGACCTATGTGACAGAGACTATATAAATAGAGATGATGATATATGGCTCGCAATGGCATGCGACTGGAATATCATACAAAACCAGATGAACAATCTGAAATTGCGCGAAAATGAGTTGAGGGAGTCATTCAGCACAATGTCAGGCGGTAAAAGCTGTGTAGGTGGTGGCGTGAAAGTATCAAGTGTGGTTCGCAAGGGGCATGTGGACTATTCTTCGATACCTGAACTTGCTGGAGTAGATCTAGAGAAATACCGTAAATCACCGACGGAATTTATAAAAATAACGGCGACATTACCGTTTTAATAAAATGCCTGTTATGGCCTGGTGAGAGCATAACAGGCAATTACTATCCTGGAGAGAGAGACATGCAAAACGACTTATTTGCCAATTCAGAGCTAGAGTTACTGAGAGAGGAGATATCAGATCTCAAAGCATCTTCAGAGGCCGTTAGGCGTGGTATATATGCCCGTCATGATCAGATTAAACGGGATCTGGAAAAAATAAAAGAAATGATTTCCAAGACGCATTATGTTCAGATGGATATCGAAGAAAAAATATCTCCCATAGGGTTTTAGATGGACTGGATACAATTTGCCATCTTAGTTTTGGCATTTTTAGGTGTTTTTATTTGGAATCGAACAGAAGCTCGTAATGATATTCGTCATATGGATGCCCAACTACAGGCTAATAGAGAATTAATACGTGAAGTGCAAAAAGAAAGCATGGCTGTAATCACAGGAGTGCATATTTCTATTCTTGCAGAGATGAAAGACTTCCACGGCAGGCTATGCGCTATCGAAGAGAGAAATCGATATGGATGATTATTTATTGACGGTATAAATGACCGCATTAAATTATACGGTCATTATCTCCTATAACGGGATAACCTTCTCACATCGGTCCATAATGACTTTGTAGCTGCGTACAACCTCCTGTACACACTCACGGGAACACATCAAATTGTGATGGCGCACTTTCATTTTCTCAAAAATATAAAGTTGAGTAGAGCAAACTTTCTCACAGACCATGCAACGAGGCATACGCACGGATTTTATATCAACTGGCATTGATATTATTCTGTACTCGAAGCCGGATAAAATATCGTTTTCCATATCTATCATTTTTTAGGTATTTTAGCTCCAGCCTTACGTGCAACGCTTAAAGCTATAGCTACAGCTTGTTTTTTAGGCTTACCGACTTCTATCTCAGTCTTGATGTTATTAGAAATAGCTTTCTTGGATTTTCCTTTGTCTAATGGCATATCACCTCTAAAAGTATTCTACGATTATAATTTGACCTCTAGCGCCGTTTCCACCAGCTCCGGAAGCGTTTAAAGATAGGTTTCCAGCGCCACCGCCCCCACCACCCCCAGGAGCGCCGCCATTACCACCTTTACCAGCAGTAGTAACACCATTCATACCCCCAGCACCACCACCAGAGCCACCTACGGTAAATAGCTGTATTCCTGTAGGAGGATTACCATCACCACCATCACCACCTGTATTAGCTCCAGCAGTACCTCCAGCGACTAAAATATTGCCAGCACCATCAATGATGTCTTTAGCAGCTAATCCAGTTCTAGGAGTACCAGCGGTATATCCTGTTCCACCAGATCCAGCGCCACACACAGAATACGTCATAGTGCTGGTGCTAGCGCCTCCGTTGGTAGTAGTACCCTGCCCCCCGACTTGTGTGTTAGTTAGGGTTATGGGGCCAAATCCAACCCCTGTAGCTCCGGCAGCCCCTGTAGTACCGCCAGCCGCACCACCTGCTGGGCCTGCAACAATAAGCACTGAACCGATTGAAGAAGTCCCTCCTGGATCTCCGGGATTACCGCCAACCCCAGTTCCGCTTACCGGAGCGCCGCCATTACCGCCTCCACCTACTGTGATTGTATAGGGAGCACTGATCAAAAGAGCTGCGGATGTTTTCATATAAAAGAAGCTTCCAGCGCCGCCCCCACCACCACCCGCTTGAGTAGTTGCCCCGGCACGGCCACTTCCACCACCAGAAGCACCAGACCAAACAAAAAATTCTACGGATTTAGTCTTGGCATTTGGTGTCCACGAGCTATTAGCAATATACGTTGTGATTAGAGATGACGCTGCTGGCGCTGCGCTAGTAAAATCAGTGCCGTTAGATGTGAGGACATTGCCAGCTGTCCCAGCAGTGTCTGGATAAGCTGCAGTAGAGAAAGTGGGAGATGATCCTATCCCCTGAGCTCGCAGCACCTTTCCAGATGCTGCTGTGGCTATATTGGCTGCGTTGTTCGTTGCCATAATACCTTTATTTCAGTAAAAATACTTTATACAAAACAGACACAATGATCGTGTTATCATTAGCTGGGTTCCCAGTAATCGACCCTGCAAGTATACCTAGGACAGAATTTGTATTTTCAAAAACAGATGCATCTATAGCCAATAATTGCCCGTAGTTAATTGTGCAATATGTGTCTACAGTCACACTGTCAAATTGAGTCGCAGCAATAGAAACATACGATTGTCCTGACAAATCTGTTACTAATAAACTGATGTCATTAGTAATCGTAAATGCCTCTCCTGTTGGGCATACAAATTTTGCTTGTACACTTATGGGCGCTATGATGCTACCAGATCCCTGAGATGGTATAATCAAAATTGGAACGCTATCCAGAGCTTTCAATTGAGTAGACGTTAGCGTTACAGTTGCTACAGCGATATTTGAGGAATTATTTGCGATCATTATGCCACCGTTAGATTTCCTACTGATGATTGCACTGTCCACACAGTGGAAGCGCCTCCTACGGATGCTATGAACTGAACACAATCGTTGGCGTTAGTAGATGCTAAAGAGCCTGTAACACCAACTGTAGTGGCTGTATTGCCGAATATAATTTGCTGACCTGCATTCTGAGATATCTTCCAGCCACCAGCGCCATGACCAACAACTTCTATGGTAGAAAATTGCACAGCTGTTGCTGGCAGAGTGAACGTTACCAGAGCAACGTTATTAGCCAGATATCCCGTGTTAACAGCCATTGCCTGCGTTATTCCGGTAACATTCACCCAAGAAATTACTTCTGCTATGGCGACTGACCCCAATTGACCCGTAGACGAATTTATAGTAACAATATTTGTATTTGCTACAGTCACGCCTGTCACACCTGCTAGAAAAGCTCTTGTCTGTGTGCCCTGTAATCCTATACGGATAGTGGCAGATTCTCCAACTGTACCAGTATTCACTCCGACGATAATATTGTTACTTTCCGATGTTGTATAAGAAAGTCCAGAATTATACCCGATACAAGTATTGTTGTCTCCAGTAGCCAATGAAATTAAAGAGTCTACTCCTATCGCAACATTTCTACCCGAACCTGTTTTAAGAGTCTGTAGAGAAGACTCCCCTATTGCAGAATTATAAGACGCTGTTGTTATATCGGCTCCAGAATTGTATCCTACTAGTGTATTAGCAATTGCCGACGTTAAATCTTGTCCAGAAGCTAATCCGATAGCGGTGTTGCCTTGGCCGCTTGTTAACGAACTAAGAGCTGTGACCCCTAATCCTATATTGCCTAGGGCTGCCCCTGTGATCGATGTTCCTGATGATCCCAATATCAAATTAGAAAGACCAAAATCTAACGTTTCCGTTCCGGGCGTTCCTGCGAATTTTATCGTGCTGTTAGCTGTCACAATATTAAAATTGTTTGCTATGGCAGCCTCAGGACCACCAGTATTACCTGTTATAGTCTCTACAACAGTAGGCGGTAGATTTCCAGCAGTGACGGACGTAAAAAACTGGCTCATCTAAAACCACCTATTGTAACCCATGTAGGATTTACCGAAGTTCGGACCCACACATTTTGGCCAGCTCGCCCATTAAGGGTTCCGCTCCCATAAGGAGGGTTATCAGCATGATTTGTTTGCAGATCCACAATCAGAGTGGCGCCAGCAGGCCAAACAGCATGCAAGTTTATGCCGTCATAGCTGACGTCCATCGCAACCGCTCCTCCATTGTAAACTTCCATGATCTTTATGTTATCAGGAAATCCACTGGTAAAAACTGGCTGGAAAGTACCTGACAGGCTGGCCGGATTAAATTGCGATGCAGGTATCGCCTGGAACCAATCGTATTGTGGATTTGACATACTACTCCTGGGGTGCTGCTTCTACAGGCTTTTTAATCTCTTCGGCTTCTTTCATCTTGCCGACTACGAATGCCTGTACTGCACAACAATAGTCGTACAGATAACCCAGAGAGCAATCTGTATCGACTATGAAGTTGCATTTTTCAAAGTTTTCAATTTGTAATTGTATTTTGTTTATAGCTTTCATTTTTCCTCTTAGGTTTGTCTAAAAATTATGTATGAGAATGTACTTATATCTGCTACTTGTGGGCTCCCAGGAGTGCCTAAGATCAGACTAGTTACTGTGAAGCTAGCTCCAGCACTTATGCTATACGTCAATACACCAAGCGTTATAGAACCATTAGCATCTATCCTAGACAGGAAAATCCTATCAGCAGCTGCTATGTTGGTATTAGCAATTGTCACGGTTCCCAACGCTAATACACTAGTTCCTATGAAGTCGGTAACAGCACCCCCATTCAGAGATATTTTGGTTGCCACAGCAGTTAAACTTAAATCGCTACCGGAATTTATAGCTCCGGTAGTCGTTAGGCTGCCTGTGACAGCAGTATTTCCAGTTGTGTTACCGATGTTTACTGCACCAGTTCCACCTGTACCTATTGTAGTGACAGCAGCTCCGGACGCATTTATATTAGCTGTCCCTACAGATGTAAGAGCCGCTAGCGTAGAAAGTCCAGTGACTCCCAGTGTTGTAGAAACAGTTACGCCACCAGTGATGGCTGTATTGCCTGTGGCATTACCTAAATTCAGAGCGCCAGTGCCGCCTGTGTTTATTGTGGTGACAGCAGCGCCAGAGGCGTTTATTAACGCAGTTCCTATTGCTGTGTGAGCTGCTAAAGTTGTTAATCCAGTAACTCCTAGAGTAGTTGATATGGTCAAGGCGCCTGTTACTGCCGTATTACCAGTGGCATTACCAAGATTTACCGCACCAGTTCCACCTGTACCTATTGTGGTAACACCAGCTCCAGATGCATTTATTAATGCTGTCCCTACTGCTGTATGAGCCCCTAATGTTGTAAGTCCCGTAACTCCTAAAGTTCCCGAGAACGTTCCGTTAGTAGCATTTACGGCTGCTAATGTCAAAGTTCCGGCAACTGAAAGGGTGCCACTAAACGATCCATTGGTTGCGCTTAAACTTGAAATCGTGGATGCGCCAGTGACGCCAAGAGTGCCGCTAAAGGCTCCGTTAGTAGCGATAAGTGCCGCAATCGTAGACGTTCCAGTAACTGCTAAAGTCCCGCCAATCGTAGAATTGCTAGTCACTGCCAAAGTCGAGCTTAAAGTCGCTGCACCTGTGACTGCCAATGTACTGCTAAAAGATCCTGTAGTCGCGCTAAGAGCCGCTATTGTGGATGCGCCAGTGACGCCAAGGGTTCCGCCTATTGTTGTATTACCTGTGATTGCAGCAGTACTAGAAGCGGCTAGAGTTGTGAAAGCGCCTGCTGCTGCTAGAGTTCCACCTATCGCGGGAGGAGAAGCAAAGACTGAGGCAAAATTAGATGGTGTAACAAATAGAGCTAACACGCCTGTAGATGGTGTTCCTGCAACAGCCTCGGCATTCGTAGCCAGTTGCCCTATACCTGCTGTTCCCGTAGTAGCGACTGGAGCACCAGCAATGGCTAGGTTATCGGCATAAACTTTTGTAGCAACTGGCTCACTGTTATCTGTAAGAATTACTGTTCCGTATGTCGTAGTTGTAGCTGGGTTAGCGCCCGATGTATACCATATGCCCGCCCCTATGGTCTCATATATCACAGCAGGATTAACGCTGTTGTCCTGCCATTTAGTGCCGGGATTATAAATGTCAGATGTCAAAGGTGGTCTCTGAGCGTACCCGATAAATTGAGGATAGACAAACGCATCGACACCCGTTGCAAACGGCGTGCCTGCTGTATTATTACTGAGAGCTGCGGTCATGATGACTCCATAGTGGTATAGTAGAAACTTCTTACACTACGGTGGCGAACTCGTAAAAACGGCCTAGGATATGCAGAGCGATTGCATCGACGCTACACCCAGGGTATCAGATAAAATTTTTAGCAACAACAAAAATCAAAGAATGTCTGTCGTTGATTTGATCGTGGGAATGTGCTATTATATAAATAACACGGAGATTATAGATGGACTATACACAGTTTATGTTAATGTTTTTAACCATTGCCACAATGTTTGTAACGATAGTTGGATTATTTATTTGGAATCGCACAGAGTCCCGCACAGACATCAGACATATGGACAATAAAATCGACTCCATCAGAGAGCTAGTCCATGCCATACACATGGAAGTTAAAGATTTTCATAATAGGCTTTGCGCTATTGAAGAAAGGAATAAGAAATGAAAAAATCACTAGGAACCATGATCATCACCGCTACACTGATGATTTTATTTATATCTTTACGCAACTCATGAAAGGAGAGGAAATGAAATTTTTTATCAATAGAAATTATCTCTCATGGATAGTTGCAACTATCATGTGCGTAGGATGTTTATATAACTACTACAGATATGAGAACCAACTAGACTTAGCTAAAAGTTTTGAGTCCGACAAAGAATTTTGGTATCGCAAATATCATGATAAACGGAAAGAATTGCAAAATTTTGAACATTATATAAGCAATGGCCGCACTCCAAAGGGATATGAGTTAACAAAAGTCAACTCATCCTTTGATAAGGATAGCCACCTTCACGGATAAGAGCGTATAGAGAAGCTCCCAATGAAGGCGTTACGCCTTTTATCCATCGATGGTACTGATTTTGCCCCGAAGTCTTAGGACCGACTCGGCCTTTGCTGAAGACATCGTAAATATTCCGCGGGATATTCTGGTACTGATACACAGGGCCGCTATCTGCTGAATCTTTTCCATGGAATTTAACAAATAGCTGCTGGGTATTCGGATCATATTTAAACGAGTTGACGTTACTAGACGGATAAGGGCCTGGATCTAACTGAGGAACGTTAGCAGCAGGTGGAGGAGCCGCATTAGGCTGTAATCCATCAACTGGATTCTGTGAGCGAAGTTCTTCAATGCGGGCATGAGTAGCAGCCAGTTCTTGCGCCAGCATTCCCATGATCTCGTCAGATAGAACTTCGCCCGACATTAAGACCGTCTGAATGCCAGCCATTAGCTCTTCTAGGAGCTGTTCTAGCTGCTGGAGTTCATTCACTAGCCTTGGCCCCCTCTAGCTTGCTGGATCTTCTGTAAGATCGCCATAAGAGCTTGTTGCCCTTGTCCTGGCTGACCAGGATGCTGTGGTTGTTGTTCTGTTTGTTGCGGTGCAACAGATTGCGTTGCTCCCTGATTTTGTTGCTGTTCTTGCTGACCACCATACACGGTTTGCAAAATAGCTGACCATGGCGATTTGTGAGCCTTGGTGATCTTATTTATCGCATCAGAAAACCTCTTATCATTTTGAGCGATTGCACCGGCTTCTAATGGAGAACGACCACGTTTCAATTGCTCATCGATAAATTCATGCAATGCAGGAGAAAATTGCTGAATGATATTGGTATTTTCCTGAGCAGGTTGTTCAGATTCTTTCTCTGCACCTGACACTTTTTCTTGAATGAATTCTTTTACCTCATCGAAATCATAGCCTTCTTGCATAGATTTCTTGATAAACTTTCCAAATCGAGGATCGATTTTAGACAATCCTTTGATTGCCAAATCAGTTGGAATATATTTGCTCAAAAATGGCATAACTTTTCCAATGATTTTGGCTCCGGCAACAGCAGGTAACACGGATGCCCCTGCTGAAGCAACAGTTTTCAAGGCTTTGAAAGGCTGCTCGCCTCTGCGTCTCATTTCTTCAGAGGCTTCTTGATAAGGCTGCATAATTTACCTATTCTAATCCTGAAAATGCGCTCAGCCACCAATCACTAAGCCTTGGGAAAAAACTGTCTGGCTTCTCTAATTGACGAACTTGGCTTTCTTTCAAATTTAATTTTTCTCTATTGTCAGTTAGATATTTCAGCCAAACATCTGGATCATATCCTTTCTTTTTCAGCTCATATCCAATTGCCAGTGGACTGGCGTCATCATGTTCTTGAACGAATTTTGCTAAATTCTTGGACACTTCTAATGTTTTTTCGGCAGAAACTCTTTTACCATATGGCGTACCTATGGATATATCCGAACCTTCTAGATTAGGTATCGCTCTCATTGCAGCTGTCAGCTTGGGAACATCTGACACAGGCTGCATCTGCGCATATGCCATCATTGGAGAATTGCCATTTGTGATCAGTGTGTCAGCCATATTCTCGGTATCACCACGTTTTTTAGCATCTTTCTGAAGGTTTTTTATGGTACGTAAAGTTTTATCAGAAGGCTGTCCTAAAACACTTATACCGCTGATAGAAGATAGCGCAGAATAATCTCTAGATGCATCATCCAGCTCTTTACCATATTTTTTCATAGCCTCTTGTTCAGTCAACCCTTCTCCGCCTTCTTTCCTAGGGCGCACTGCATTGATTGCCTTGTCTTCAATATCGCTATAAAGATTAGCAGGAACTTCGGCGCTTAGTTTGTTGCTATGTGTCTGTAGCCTGTTTGTCAGGTTATCTTGTATGTCTGTAAGACGTTTGTGCTGTGCTTCATTAGCATTAAATCTATTTTCCAACCTATTGAAATGACTCTCAGAATATTTTAAAGCTTCGTTAGGATCGTTGTTAAATCTTCCAGGATTCTCATTAAATTGTTTCCCCGCAAAGTCGTATATGTCTTTCTCAGTAGGTGGCACAAATCCTTCTTGAATGGTTTCTAAATGTTCTCTTTTGGTCACCGAAGGAACAGACGGCGATGCTGCTGGGGTTTCCTGTTGCACCGGAAACGGATTGGGCCGTGGCGGCTCTTTTTGCTGAGTCAAAGAAGCGCCTTTAGCCTGTTGCCTAGCCAAATTACCAAATGATTGTATCAATTGTGGATGTTCCAAAGCTCCTGGGATGGCCGCTAATCTAGTCAACTGTTGCATCGGAGATAGCCCCGAAGAATCTTGCTCAAATTGTTTCAAGCCACTAGATAAGCGATGCCGATCAACTTCCTTAGGAAGCTGTTCAGCCAGTCCTTCGCCTACGCCCGTTCCAATCCTGCCAAGGATACTACCACGGCTTATTTTCTGTGCCATAACCAATCCTTATTTATGCGTTTGCTGCCCAACCTGATACATAGTTTGTAGCAGCCTTTGCCAACGCTGGTGCTGCACCCTGGATAAGTCCAGGAGTTCCCTGCTCCGTAACCATGTTCTGGCTATAGTTCTGAAGCCCTTGTTGTCCAATATTCTGAAGCCCTTGCGCACCTGCCTGTCGCAAATTCGCACGTATAGCGCCTAATCTTTCAGAAAGATCAGTGGCTCCAGCGACTTGAGCATTCCTAAATCCTGAACTACTCAACCCTCCGGCTCCCATGCCCGCAAATTGCTCGGACAGGCCCGGAACTATCTGCTCGTTATATTGACGCAACTGAGGGGCTGCCTGAGAATTAAAATCGGCACTGTCATTACTTAGCAGGTCGCGATAATAATCTGCTGATTCCCCATAAGCTCCGCCCGCTCCTCTTCCCATACCAGCATTGACAGCCTGTTGGTACAATGCTTCTTGTTCAGGTCGTAATGTAGAAACGTTTTCACGCTTCTCATCATTTCCAAACAAGAATTTTTTAGCGCCTTTACGGAAATTCTTATTGGCTATGCCACCCGTGGCAATTGTACCAGCTGTATTCCAAAATCCCATTTCAAAGCTCCTGTATATACTCTATAGTCGCGAAGGCCCTTGTGTAGGCTGCTGCAACGGTTATTATAATATTGGTAGCATCATATGACATAGTGTCAGCCCCATTCGGCAACGGCTCTCCTATCATAGCTGTTGCGTTGGTAGCAGCCCCGAACAGCTGTATCAGGCTAAAATTAGCGTCAACCATGATGCCATGCGGTTGGGTATTCACTCCCACAGTCAGACCAGGGAACACAATCACCTTCCTAAGGATGGTTCTAAATGCCTGCGAGCTGCTGCCTTCGTCTGCGTTATTTATTCCCGGTATGAATGCCTTACCACTCAGCAGCTCTTCATCTAAAAACCAGCCGATTTCTCGTATGTTTATTGCATATGACATCTTCTTTAACTGCTCTACAACCAATCCGCGGGCGTCTTCCCATTTTTCAGGCATGACGTCATAGGTTGGAACATAGCTCTCAAGCGCTTGGCTATCTATTGGAATCATTAATTACCTATCGCTATCCAGAAAAAACCTTTAATCGTTGAAGAACTGGCAATCAGATCGTAGTCGAACTTAGTCTTGGATAATGTCCCCTGATTTATATAAACCGCTTGTGATGCGGATGTGGTAGCTGATCCTGTATAAAACGGAACGGCTATCACATTCCAGCAATTAGCCGGGAATGCAATATTATTAGTTGCAAATGTTACAGTATTAGCCCCGGGTGCCACTGTTTTGCTACCCCACTGCAAAATAATTCCTCCAGGAATAAACGTATATCCGTTTGTATTCCCTACAGGCACAAAGTTCCTGGTCAGTTGCATTAATAGACCTGTGTCAGTCTGAAAATACAATGAAGAGGCCGTATTGATGCCATCATTGATTATGGCTGTAAATATCTCTGAAACGCCTGCAACTGATGTAGGTTTTGCTACAGGCTGGTTATTTGGCGGATTGCTAGAGGTCGTCGAGAACGGCACCGAGTGTATAGTCTGATGATATCCGCTTATAGTAGCGTCTGTATTTGTTAACGGAACATGATCCGTGTTATATAGCGTATTGAGAACGGTAAAATTGTTCTGGATATTCTGATAATCCAAATTAAGAGGCACTGTTCCAGTTGGTATTCCAGGATTATATGTGGGCATGATCTACTCCTAAATCTGGGTCATTCGGCCACCGCGACGCAACCATATGACTTGGGCGTCTATCTGCACGTATTGCTCTTGCTCTATGCCAGCCATCTGGGCATTCGAAAATGTGTATTCTAATGTTAAAAAGTTTGCCCTTGTGGCGCAAAAAACTCGTTGCCAAAACTTTGTTCCACCCTTACCATTCAATGTAGAACTGGTTGTAGGTATTACCGAGTTAAAGAATGTGTCGGGGATCTCAGCAGCGTTGTCATCATTTATCTGATTAGCCGGAATTGTATTGGAGGCCAGATCATCGTTGTAGTCCAGGTATACATTCAGGGATATCGCTCCTGGCTGGCTAGGCTCTGAAGCCTCTAGCAAAACATCGATATAGCCCATTTGAATAGCTTGCCCTTCATCCAGGAAATTAAACTTCTTGCTTTGTATGGTGAAATTTTCTCTTATCTGTATGTATCCTATCCCTACATAGTTTCCAGGAGGATTTACCTGACCTTTTGTGAAATCTCCTGATGACGGGTCGTATGTAAATAATTGGAAATTATTAGCATCAGTTACCGTGATTCCGAATATTCCACCATTTAAACTTGCAAAAGGTGTCCCTGTTGGTATACCAATAATCTTTATGACAAAATTAGTGTTCATATTATGATTAGGGCTTGTAATTACGGTAGGCGTAGTTGTATTTCCTGTGATCGCGGAAATGTATAGACTCACATCGTTGACTGTCAGCTCATTCAATTGCTCGATAAAGCCTTGCTGATTGCCTGCTACGATCACAGGATCACCTTGAGGCTGATCTACCCATGTAAAATTGCATTGAGTCCATGGTATAGGTGTGTTAAGCCATGTTCTGTTAGAAGTAGCCTGATAATTGCCTACAACCGTCAGAGAGTCGTTGAAGATCGCCCACGAATCATTTTCATAGTTGTAGACCAAACGCCTATTCGGAAATAACCTAGAGCTGGTAGAAACAGCAGAGTCATATCCTGCTGCAAGTGGGTATGTCCAATAGGCTAGGCGATTAACAAAGTCACGTATGCCATGCACACGGGCATCACCGTCATTCGTTGATTGAAATGAGAAGACTAGATCGGGGATTTTTATGTCGATGCGCTCGGATTTATAACTGTCGCATTCGACAACCCCTTTGTCACCTATACCTACAAGAGATGTATCAAACTGCACGGCTGAGAAGGTGCTTTCAGCGCCTAGCTCGCTATTTACCCGTTCAATCTGGAATGGAGCAATTGAACGGCCTGTGTAACGTAGCTGCCACGTAGAGCGTTCGCAATATATGACAAGGTTATCACGCACAAAACCGATAGCAACAATATCTTCACTGGTTGGTATATCAAGGAATCCGCCCTGGCCTCGTATGTCATCCCTCCAAGAGCCTGTTGATGGGGGACCTGCTGCATATGGTATAAATGGATTTCCAATTGTACTCCAGCGAATTCTATTTGAATAATGCTGTGAATTGGCTTTGTCGGCACCTTCCCAAGTGTTGAATGTGACCATACGCCCACGATAGGGCAACATGCACAACCAGTTAGTCAGAAATGTCGTCGCATCTATCTGCCCATAGGTTGGAGGCGCAAAATCTACCCAAGCGGCACCGTCGGTAATTCGTGGTGAATCTGCTAACGCCCCTGCATATCCGGTATTATTGGTAACCCAGAAAAGTTTGCTAGTAGTCATTGGAAACGGGCTGAAGGCTGTCCCCGCAATCCAATAGTTTGTAGAAAAGAAAAAATCAACGCCTGAGATAGGTTGCCCGCTAGCATTCCAAGTTGTGCCTGGAATAAACTCCTCAAATGCCATGGTGGTTGGGTTGAAGGTATAGCAATATTTCTGATCAAAGAAAAGTGTACGATCATTAGCGCTGTTAGCCAGCTCCTCAATGCATATCCCCATCACAGGAAGACCTGGATAGTATGAGAATGATCCTGTGTTGGGGGGAACTGGCCCAGTGATCACGCCCGTTACATAGTTGACAGTACCATTAGGGAAAACAATATTTGGTACTAGAACACCATTAGCACCCGGATCTGTCCACACTGTACCGCCCGATCCTATGATGTTCAAAGAGCCAGGAACTAGCGTTGCAGTAGGTTCTAGGCCTACCAGTAGACTGTTGGTATTGCTAGCAGGTGGTATAGTTACACTGCGTTGCAGACGACCTAAAAGCTGGAATCCCCGCTTGCGCTTGATACGCTCACGCCATACGTAGGCGTTTTGCAGCACAGGATAGGCATCATCAGGCAAGATGAAATTTTCTCTGTCTTGCACAAGACCTGTTTGCATTCCAGTGACTTTAAGGGGCTGGTAACCTGCCATTAGAAGCCCTGACCGATGCCCCAGCCAATGCCGGATGCGTTGCCAGTTTGAGTGCTGTTAAACAAAGTTATATTGGGCTGACCGATTTCTTCTACTGCCTGGCGCTCTAATACAAGAGCCTCTTGGCGCTGGAATCCTTCTTGTAGATTAGCTAGACCTTCCATGTCTTGACGATCTCTAAGGATCTCGCACGCTGCTCCATAAGCCAGATATTGGCTCCATTGGTTGAGCGTAGGATTCTGATTGGTCATCATGAATTGTGATGGTGTTTGATACGCTTCAACTTCGCAAAGATAGACATTATCCGGCACAGGCCTGACTGTAAACTCATTATTCCAGAATAAAAGATTATAAGGCCTTCCAGTTTGATACTGAGAGGCCCATACATTTATCATCGTCCCCGCAGCTGGCGCCACAGGGAAATTAATAGTAAAATTAGTGGTTATATAGTTGACAGTACCACAATATTGCGGAGTCAATGGTGATGGAGGATAAGGCGGATAAGGTGGATTACCACCATTAGAATTACCGCCTAGAGGTGATAGTGGTGGAATAGCTGGTTTTTGAGCATTAGTCGAATCTAAATAAACGTTATTGCCAACAGTATTTTGCTGCACATAGATCAAATTCCCGGTTGTAGTATTGCTGCCGATTCCAAAAGAATTAGCAACAGCGCCACCATCGTCGATGATTCTTATCGGATTCCCATTGACATCGATACCGCCCACAACAACCTGTGTGCTCAATATACCATAATTATTCTGAGGAAATGGGTTTACATTGTTGCCAAATAAAGTAAAAGTAAAACTAGTTGTGACTCCATCTCCACCTACCGGTTGAAATTGTGTCGGATATCTGGGATAAAGATTATACAACTGATCTCTGTTCTTAAAGAAGTTCCCGACTATTCCCTCAAAATATACTGGAGCACGAAAACCCTGTAGATTATTTACGTCTACAGGGTATCGGTCTACGTTAGGGATGGTCAGGAATTTATAGACTGATCGCTGCTGATCTATCTTTACGGCATAAGCAAAATCATTGTTATAAAATAAATTGACCGCCATTTGGATGTCGGCACTACTGAGCGCAGCCTCGCTTGCGGACGCTGTCAGGCGTCTTACCTTCTTCTCGATATAAGCATAGGTGGTATCTGCTTGCAGTACTGCCGTCATATTAGAACCCCACAGCGCTAAAGCGATGAAGCCACTCGCCATCTTGATCGTGGTCTAGTGGGGAGCCATCTTGATTAACCATTTTGTCATCTACAGAGACTAATCCGCTTCGCTTCTTCAAATGTTTACTAGTGTCATTGACTTCTTTCACTAGCCCTAGAGGAACGTCATAAACTTTGCCAGGAATGAAATGCCAGATCTGAATAGGATCGCCAGAATATTTGCAGTAAGGCTTCGTCAGACGCTCATGACGGCCTCTGAAATTCATATACTCGGCTTTCACCATGCGAGCATCTTCTTTCTTTTCCTTGAGCATCTTTTCTTTGTGCTCAGGCTTCATATTTTTAAAATCATCGTATTGGACACTGTTTGTAAGTGTATTAATCAGACCGTGCTGTTCTCCAGAGGCCGTTACCAGCGTTATCATAGACATATCAATTTCCTATGTTGTTAAGTGATCGGAATGGAACAACGTTTATACTATTGTTGCCGTACTCTAAATTCTTTGACCCGTATGGTGAAATGCTTGCGGAGGACTCCACCCGGGTTATTGGAATGGAAAACGTGTCAAATCCCGTTGAATCGATGTCAATGGTCAGATCATTTCCGTTGACTCTCAAAATATTTCCTATCTGATTGTTCACCTGAAACATTCCATAAGTTTTTGGTACATAAAACTTGACGTTCATTCCAGCTATATATGTATTCACACGTGGGTTAGGAGCATTGTTAAACAAAACAACCGTCACTACCATGGGGAACGACTTCGTTATGTCTAAGATTAATAACGAATTCGGCGTTGTATTTACTCCCGGCAGGTACTGATTGGGCATCGCTCTCCTGTGTATTTAAAAACCATGCCAAGGAAATCCGAGGCATGGTAATGGATGGACGATAGGCTAGTTCTCAAACTTATATGCAGCCCAGTTGATGATGTCAGCTGCCGCTCCTGCTGGAGAAGCTGCACCACCGCCTAGATGCATATATGGAGTAAATTGACCTGTTCTAAAAGGCTGATACTGGAAGTTATAACCGGTCTGAACGTTAGTAACAGGGTTGAACTGTGTCGATGCGCCAGCAGGGGCCAATGTTGCGAACAACTGAGCTCCTGGAGATGCTGTCGATGCAGGGAATGCAAACGCAGTGAATGCGCTAGAATCAATATCGATGGTCAGGTTATAAGCACCGATGTTTGATGTAGCGGACACGGCATTGACAGCGACAATAGTCCCTGTTAGTTGATTCATCTGAGTCATGCCGAATGAATACGGTACGCTCAAGTGGATCTTCATGCCCACAACATAGTACAAGCTAGGGTCAACAGACGTGGAAACTACTGCCTGAGTTGCCTGAGAAATATTCGTTACAAATAAGAACTGAGGATCAACTGCAAGAGTTTTTGAAATCCTTCTAGTGAATCCAGCTGTAGCAGCAGCGGCAAAACCGTTGCTAGCGGTAGCAGGAAGACCTAGAAGAGTGTAGCCTGATCCAGATACGGAACTGATTTGGAAATTAGCTCCGGCTATCTGTAGCATCCCCGTGGTATTGTAGAACTGGATAATATCCCCAGCGGAATATGTATTAGTCTGAGTGACCACAGCAGGATTGGCAGCTGTAATAGCTGTGATAGCGTTAGGAGCTTGCGCCTCTACTTGTGGGACGGTGGTCACATAGGTGAACCCATCTGAAGCCACAGAAGTAGAGAACTTGTCTATCAAGATTGCGCTAGAGCCAGCTTTTCTCCATCGTAGACCATCATTAGCAGCAGAAGCTCCTGCACCAAAGACTGGCCCAAACCACTCGCCAGCTACGCAAACGGTGCCAGTTAGGCCCATCTGAGTAATGTTCCAGGTTTTAAAATAGTCTGCTGAACTAGGGATCGGAATGTTAACCGCTGCCCCAGTGGAGGTAAAAGAATTACCCGTAATCAAAGTAAAAGCCATGGTACTCTCCTATGAGGGTTGGAATGTGGTTACATTCAGACCAGATATCCAGTTCTGGTTCGTTATCGCGCGAGCGATAGCGAATTTCGCATATAACTGGCTGTTCTGTGCTACGGAGGAAACCACCCATGGAGGACGATAGCCGATGATAGCGGTGTAGTTGTTCTGCTCAATTTTGGCAGCAGCTTCTAGTCCATACATTGGAATGGTGTAGACTGTGTTGCCTTTCATAGATGTTCCTGGAGTCTTTGCAGCTTTCGACGACACAAAGAAACGGAATCTAGAGATAGAGCAATATTCTTCTGGGCGTATGCCTTCTTGCGTTGGATACGCTGACTTAAGAAGAACGCCTTGCACTTTCTGCAGGTCATTAGTCAAATTAGTATTAGCCAGAGCGATAAATGCGTCTCTTACGCCACCTGTAGCGAACTTCAGAGTCGCTTCGAGGTTTGTAAGCATGCTACGGGCATCATTCCCCAGTAGAATAGTCTCGATGTTGTTTACATCGTTCAAAGAAATATTTGACGGCTGGTCGCCATTTAAGCCCCCAGTGGCGTTTATATAACTGACAGAACTTGAAAATAAATCACGCATTAAAAGATCTTCTTTCTCTCTTAACCATTGTCCTAGCAATGCTGTGAACTTGGTTAAAGTTTTAGAGTTCTCGTAAAGTACTACTTGTTCGTTAGTTACGATGCTTTTTGCGTATATTTCCATGGTGGCGTCTATGTCAGTCCTGACAGGGACCTCAGAAGCGGGGTCGATTCCTGAACCGTCCAGTTGACCTCCATCTGTAGAAAGACGTTCAAAACGACTCATACGGGTAGTTTTACCGACGTAGCTCTCTGCATGGTGCAGGTCGACGCCGAAAGAGTGGATAAGGTTGAACATTGGAGTTGAAAGTAGGTCCTCAGAAGCCTGAACTGGTAGCTCAGGAGCCATATTCTGAATGCCTGTTATCCCCGTAGAGAATGACATAAAATAGCCTCGCTGTAAGTAAAGAATTTTTCATGAGTGACGAACTCAAATTCTGTCTTACGATGGCGAGGCGTACTTTCGGCCGAAAATGGGGAGCTTGCGATGCTCTATAAAATTTGCGCTATCATTATCTTATAAAGGAAAAACTTTATTAGCAAATAATTTCATCCTACCCCTTTTAAAAGCTTCTGCATCCGGGCCCAATTCTCCGCCTTACGGTCATCTGATAACCTAGATGCATTACCAGGTTCACCGGAATTTGTCACGGTAGCCGAGGAAATGGACTTAGGCTTATTGAAATTGGCATCCGCTCTAGCCGAATCCTGACGGGCATTAACTGAATTAGGTACGAATTTCTTGACTGCCTTGTAGATGTCAGCCCATTTCTCATATCCGTCAGGGAGACGGCGCAGGGGGCTTGCTACTTCAGGATAATGGTACTCTAGATAATCCAAGTTTTCACTGCTCACAGTGTTGTTGAAATCAGAATATGTCTGATTAAGCCTCTGAGGATATTCCTGCTGTTCCCTCTGTCTTCTTTCATTGTCCATAGCCTGCTCTCGGGTAGCTAGAACGGCCTGAACTTTCTTCTCTATGCGCTCGTCTTCGCTTTCTTCTGGCTCGTATGCATACTCTCTATTTTTCGTGTCAGCACGGCGGTGGTCACTTTCTTGTTGCTTGCCAAAAGCAGCTTCCATAGCAGCCTTGAGCGCTTCAGCTTCAGCAGACTTCTCTCTTGCCAGTTTCTCGGCAGCCTCTTTGTCTTGCCTATCTTTCTTACGGGCTTCACGGAATGCACGCCAATTAGGATCTTCTATAGGTTCTTTTTCTGATATTGGCTGCGCTGTAGCATCGGCCTGCACAGGCTGAACTGCTTCTGGTTGCGCTTGAGGTAAAATTTTATTTGCAGTATCTTCGGCTGGAACTGTCATCTAGGAGACTCCTGTGTCAAATTTGGAAAACATAAATGTTGAAAACGATCTTGAACTTGAAAAAATAAAAAAAGAAATTCTTAACAAACTAAACGATTACCAAAAAACAATCTCCTATATGGCTGCGGACGCTCCTCTTGAGGTTTTGTGTTTATCTAAAGTTACCAATGCTCTACTCACAAGCAACGGCTGCCTGCGTGTCTACGATCTTTTCAATTTCGATCTTACTAAAATCGAAGGGATGGACAGTCGACGAATCGGGGAGCTGACAACCCGCTTGGAGCAATTTGTCTCTATGTGACAAGAAATATTCGTGCTCTGAAGGCATGTCGATGTTGTGCTCATGCCTAATGTATTCCCAAAAGGACCCTTTAAAAAATGCTACTGACCACGCTTGCATTGTTTCATATCGCTTGTGCACTATTACGTTTGTTCCAGCAAGTTCGGCCATCACCATATCTGATGGTAGTACCCATAGCCTCTTCACTATTCTATCTTGTATTTTGTTGTACAAAAACACAGCCTGATTCGGACGTGGGCTAGGCAAGTAGGGCCAGCAATAGAATTTTCTACGCATCAAGTTAGAGATCAATGGATCTTTTGCAATCAGCATGACAACGCAAAATTCTTCTTCATCAAAGATCGGTATATGCTTATCGATAGACTCACGCAGATGCTCTTCTATATCATCTGATATAGCGTGACCAACTTCCAGGGCATTATATCTTGTTGTGTCGCTTAGAGCCTTTTTTGATAGCTCGCCTGCTGTTATCCGGCTGTTCTGCATGTTCCTCCGGTTTTTCTACTTTAAAACAATTTTCTGAATGTTCACATAATTTTAAAAACATAAATCCCAGAGGATTTTCAATATCTACTTTACTTTCAGTTGGCACGCCATCCACATAGATCTTTTCAAAGTCACTCATCGGCACCTAAATACTTATCCGCTATCCTATCGCCTATGCCAACAAAGTACAGCGCAGCCCTAGAGCTGAAAGCCGATAAGACTTCGGCAATGTACAGGCAGGCTATGGCTAGTCGGAGGTCGATGTTTTCTCGCATTCTTTAGTCTCATCTAATTTTTTAGATTTTTTTATCTTTCCCACAGCATCTTTTTTATATGCCTTTTTGATATCTTTTAAACTTAATTTCAACTCACAATTTTCTTCTTGTAACTTTTTTATATTTATTTCTTGCAATCTATATTTGTAGTTAATTTTATGAAAATCGTCACGGTACATCTCAGCATATTTCTTTTCTAAAGAGTTTTCAAAAATATGTTTGTCATTGAGCATATCTCTATAAAGCTTTATAACTTCATCTTTTTTTTGAGAACTTTCTCTGAAAATCTGCAACACATTTTCTTCAAATCTTTGCTTCACCGAATCTGACAATTCTTTAATATAATCCACAAGTTTAACGTACTCTTCAATCTCTATATTGCTCAAATTTACACCTTAGTGGTCACACTCATTAGTCTTTGGATATACTGTCGGCCTGTTCTTTCCCTTCCTAGGATTGAAAGCCCCATAACCGCTGTTGTCGCCCTCAGGCGTTAGATCACGGTTGACCTGCCATTGCTGATGAGGCACAGCATCGCCCCATCCATGCGGGATCACATCGGCGTCTTTGTTCTTGACATAGTCAGAAGCATGGTGTTTTTTAGGCATATGAATCCTTTAAAAGGCAGGTCTTATATCGGAGCATGAAGGCCAACGAACGCCTGACAAAATTAATGTTGCGCTTTATGCTTCTTAGCATAGTGTGCTAGGGCATCGGCAGAGTGCTTATACTCTTCTGCCTGGTTCATCTGAGATGAATACTTGCCATCAGCTACGCTGACGTCTTCAAGTTTCTTTTCCCAATGCCCTTCGTTAAACTGTGGCATAGCAGCCATGTGATCATGGGGATGATGCCCGTGCTTCGCATGGTGTTTGTGGTGGCTATGTTCTTTGTGGTGATGCTCTTTGTGATGAGCATGCTCTTTATGGTGATGTTCTTTCATGATATCCCCTGTCCAGCCATAGCTGGCGCTTGTTTTGGTTCTTTTGGCCTAAAAGATGGATGTTTACTTTCTGAACCTGCATTCAATTTTATAATCTCTGCCATTTCTAAACTGGCCCTGAAGTTGGCTAGGTCCATGTCTTCAAGTTCTACCATTTGTTTGACGATATCTAGGTCCGCTGATGTTCTCTTGTGCTCGGCTCCAGCTTCAAGATCATCGACCTTGGCATACGTCTCGCTGACCTTGGCCTGATCTAGCTGCGCTTTGACCATCAGAGACGTTATCTTTGCTTGATCCATCTGTTGAGCTTGCTGCGCCTGTTGCTGCGCTTGTTGGGCCTGTGATTGCTGTTGCTCTTCCATGTCGGCGATGACCTGCACCTTGTTAGTGATGAATGCCGCTCGGATTATAGATTTGTCTGCTATCTGGATGCCTAGCTCTTTGAAATGGATAAGTTGCTGTAGCTCCATTTGACGTTGGGTAGTCGAATAATTCCCCTCTTCGACAGCGATGGCATACTTTTGAGTATGGCTCGTCCAAAATCTTGGATCTGCATCATGGCCCAGAATATTGCGCACTTTACCCTTGCTGAAATTCTTACGGATCGCCTGTAGGCGTATCTTGCCATACAATCGCTGTGTATAATCCAATTTGTCGAAAATAGTCTGTAATGTAGTAAGTCCAGCACCTTGTCGTAGCATACTGAGAATACCAGATTTGTCATCTGTCGCTGATCCCAAAAGTTCTTCATTTACACCAGAAATCTTTGTTATATCTTCTGCAAGGCTATTGGATAGCTCTAGTAGGCTCTGTGGTATACCAACAGGCTCTATACGTTGTATTTCTCCGGGGAGATGTCCTGCTTTCAATGGAATTAGGAAGCCATCGCCTCCGCTAGTCTGTCGGAATGCCTTAGGATCGGTCACAACATCCACGGGATAGATCCAACCAGCATTAAGGGAGCTCTGCAAAATCTGAAGCTCGATCACCTTACGCATATTGTAAAGAAATTGTGAATCCCTAAGATTCCTGATGATGCCTTGCTTGCGCCATGCATAGGCCTGAATGTCCTGCTCTATGTAGCACTGTGTCGGTACAAATGGGTATGCATCTATGCCAAGTAAATTCGGGCCGTGGTAGACCATTTTTCCCGCTAGGCATATGACTAGTTTGACCGTCGGTATTTGCACCTTCTGGACTTTCAGCCATGGCTGTTGTGCCATCACTTGCTCCATCATGCCGGGCTCTTCGTTTTCTTCCTCTTGCCATTCGGCAGCTTCACCCGAAAGAGGATCTACAATAATATTCCCTGAACGTGTTGTGCGGTAATAGAATTCATCGTATGTAAATAGTTTGTTTATTGCGATATTCTGCAGTTCGGCTTGAAGCGGAAAGCGGCCGTCTTTCATGCCTCCGGGCTTCATCTTGTCTATCTCCTTCGCATAGCCAGGCAACAAGGTCTTCGCCATTTCTTTTGATGTCCAACGGCGTCTCCAGATTCCGTTACAGTCGCTGAGGTCCTGTTTTCGAGTATATTGGTCGATGAGATAGTTGTTATACGCCACACAATCAGTGAACAGATCGCCAGATATAGGATCAAAAGTATAATCAGGATACAAATGCAATAGGGTCTCACCTGTGTCGCAAGCACCTTCGAAAGCCTGTGACAGGTACTCTTGGAACCCATCTCTATCATCGCACCACCTCATCACCTTGTTATAGTCATCGGCCACTTGGTCGTCATTGTCTTTTACGGGCATTGTGATGGTAGACTTGCGATTCTTTCTTTGATATCCGCAAATCATGTTGATGTGACGGCGTACCAAATTAAAAAAGAACTTTTGTGAGTTCTGCGAGTTGTTGCCATAGACTTGATTGTACAGATTTTGATCGCCCACCTTAAAACGCTTGTCTATAGCTCCCTGGAGCCATAAAGTAGAGTTAGCAGTGTAGTTTTCTTGATAGAATGAGTCCATCATCTGTTGAACATTTTTTGATTCGACATCTGACGGATCCGTGTAGCCGAGGGAATACTGGCCTGATTCGTAGCTCGGCATGCGGGGCCTTGTGTAGAGTTAATATTTTCATATCACACTAGCATAAAATATTGGAATTAAAATTAGAATACATGTCGTCATCGTTAAACACTTTTCTTCGCAATTGGTCATATGAAAGATCGTCGTCGGGGTTACTGAATGTTCCTGTCTTCATAAAAGGGGTTAACGCATACCTAAGGGCATCGCACACGTGGTCATTTTTCTTTACAGGCTTGTCCTCGCCTCTGTCAGCAGCCTTTGAGTCCCAAGCGTAGGACTGCATGTGCTCTCGTAGTGTTGTGCAACTCTTATGGATCACAATATTCTTGCCTCCAATGAACTTGGAACAGGTCTTGATACCTAGAAGCACATCATTATTGGCATCTAATACAGGCAGATCTGCCTGACGCATGGCAACTTTGAGTGACGCTGCAGCAGGATCAATATAAATAGACGATACGTTTTTGTAGCCGATGAATTCCTTGATATCTCTGACGAGTTCTTGGTCCGTTTTACTGCGCCCCCGCTTAGCGGAATCATAGTAATATTCTGACTCAACCCGTATCTGAGGCCATTTATTGGGTGTAACGGCAAGTAGCACCGCAGCTGTAGCATTTGTAGTTCCGTAGTCGATGCCCACGAGATAACAAGACGGGGAAGGAAACGCATTTTGGTATTCATTGTCTTTATCGTAGCAATCATAAATGGCTCCATGGGCTAGCGCCCACTGTCCTAGGATATAACGGTTGTACCACATACCAGTGTAAGAGGCTTTCAGCTGTTGTTTATAAGCTTCATCTAGGATCGGATTATCTTCAAGGCAAAAGTTCCAGTAGCTGAGATCTAGAGCAGGATTATCAATATAGTCTTTCTTGAGCCAGTGTGCAGGACCTTCAGGATTACACGTTGCTAAGAGCTTTGCACCAGGAACACGTAAACGACTCTCTAACATCTTCCAAAATGGCTCGGGTAGGTTCGTTGCTTCGTCCACATATGCAAGTGCTAAAGTGGAGCCCTGTATAGTCGAGACAGCCGACACATCGGGAGCACCCACAAACCACACATCTCTCCCATATAGGCTGGTCTTTTGTGATTTCTCCGTTGGACATGGGAACCCCAGCCTCCTGTATAGGTGTGTGAGTATGTTACGCTGAATAGCTGTACGGTTGACGCCTATGATCATAGCATCGCCACCGCCATCAGCGTTGCGAGGGCCATCTTTTAGATCTTTTATGAATCGCTCAATGCTTGAGTAGGTTTTCCCTGAGCTGACGGCCCCTACCCAAATATTAAACCTGCGTGTGGCTTCGCAGAAGCTCTTATTCTGTTTTGGACTGGTTATCACCACTCTGCGTTGAGTTTCTGACACATTCGTATTGTCCTGTGGAAGTGATACCATTCTGCCTCAAATTGGCAATTTCATTTTGTAGTTGCATTATTTCATGTTGATAGTCTATTGTAGGCTGGTTTGCTGCTACTGTTGGAGGTTTAGGGGCTCCCTGTCCAAGCCATTCTTCACCTAGAAGAGATAGCATAGCAGTACTGCCCTGAAGGGCTTTTGTATATTGAACGTAGGCGATATTCCCTTTGCCTAAAGTCCTTTCTGGGTCGGAGTAATCGGAGAAACCACATCCAAATTCTTTCTTAAATCTATCATAAAAAGTATCAATATTGATGTTATGGGCTTGCGCTATCTGAGCTGCGGTATTTCCTGCCTGCATTCGCATCAAAACCACATCCCATTTGATCTCTTTCTCTGGTCTCGCCATAAATCTCACTAGTATTAAATTATAGACTAGTAATATCATAGGGCCCTACGAATGGTCAACGATAATGTTTAATTTGGAATTCGATGCCAGATATATGCAAGTGCCTAGGTGAGGGCTGCGATCGTAAAGAAACCTGTTTTAGGTTCACATCTACGCCGTCATATCCTCACCAATCCTATTTTTTGAGCCATGTGTGTCATGAAACGGGGCATTTATATTTTATGCCCATTCCAAAGAATCTTTCAAAACCCGGCTCTCCCCTAGCCTCTGAAGAGAACGTCTAGCATCGCATACCATGGCTAGCAAAACTCATGGGGATTTTTCAAGTTATATCGAATAATCTATAGTTATAGCTGGTTCCAGCTATAACTTTCAGGAACATATTGATCTTAATGAAAACTTTGCGTAAAGTTTTTGTGAAGCCAATTTTGGCGAACAGAAAATCTTAACATTTGAGGACAGTCATGGTATGCAATAACAATCAAAACTATAGTATAGAAAAATTTGTGCACTCTGAACCGTATCGGGGTTCAGAAGTTGCAGTTGGATTTGATGCAGATAAATTGCTTGCAAGAATTGAAAAAAAAATTCTAAAAAAAGCCGCTTCTGAAACCGACAGAAAAATTCAAGAGAAGTCTTTAGAAGTGAACGCAGCTTTCGATAAACAAAACAAAAAACATGAAGACGAAAAATCAGCAAAAGACAATGAAATTAATGAATTGAAAACCCGGTTGACCAATCTCACGGACGATAAAAAAAAAATAGATGATGAAAAAAAGAAGGCGGAAGATGATATAAAATCTTTAAAAGATGAGGTGGAATCTCTCGCTAATTTTGTAAAAGAACTTACCGAAGAAAAGGACGAATTAAAGGAACAGATTTCAGAATCCAAAGATCTGAATTTGTCGACACGTGTCGATAGAGATTTGGAGCAGCTAAAACAGGCGAGGATACAGCAACAATATAAACTGGGATCATCTGTTGTAGATCTTAGTGTAGCTGTCGGCCTCGCTGCATCCACTGTAATAGCAGGAGCTGCACTTACTCCGTTTTTTGCTCCTATAGGCGCTCCGATGTTAGTTACTGCGGTACCTACACTAACAGCTGAGGCCATAAAATTGGCAATTTTTGATCATGAATGGCGGGGCATGAAAAACCTGAAATGCATTCATATTGAGCAGCAAAATCTAGAAAATAAGATGTTTCCAAATATAATTTTAACTGGAAACCAAAGAAAAATAGTTTTTGACATAATCTCACAGAATGAATCCACGAGGACGAATAATGTTGAATCTAGGATAAAAAACACCGAGTTCGGTGCTGCATCACAAAAAATAAAAGATTATGCAATGAATCTAGTCATCCAATCCATCAAAACGAATTTGCAACCAAAATTAACAACCTAGATAAATTACCCCTGGGATAAAACCTAGGGGCATAAAAGGTAAATTATGTCTGTTATATGTACCGTTGGAGAAGATCCGATCTACTTGCTGAAACAGGAAATTTGTGAAAAAAAATCACAAATAGAACATGAGAAAAGAGAAATCTCAAACTTAAAAACTGTACTTGCATCAAAGCGGTTGATCAATGAAAGTGCATTGAGCCATACGATGTCACCATTCAATGTTAAATCTATAAAAATAGAAACAGTTGAAAGAGACGGTTCGTCGATACTGTGGCTAGCATTTAGAGCTTTTTTATTGGTTTCATCCATCCTTTTGGCTTGCCTCATTATATTATAAAACAGTCTCACATGCAATTGTGAGGCCGTTTTGTTTGTTGCTTAAATATAAGAGTAGTATAATGAGGATGTTTTCCATTGGGTAAACACACTACCGTATTCGTCTATAGGTGATATATGTGTGATGATCATAAGAAAAAGGAATGCTGTCTTCAAGGACCTCAAGGGGTTCCTGGTTTGCAAGGGCCTCAGGGCGTTCAAGGCGTCCCTGGAGCGCAGGGTATACCTGGACAAGATGGAAGGCAAGGAATACAGGGTATTCAGGGAGTTCCTGGCAAAGACTGCGATTGCCATGAAAGAATGTGCAACTGCTGCCAGGCGCATGCAAGCGTATATGCTACTCTCGCACAAAATCTGTCAGAATTTGGAGGCACTAACGATGCTGTGACTTTCCAAGGGACCAATTCTATATCCCCAGCTAATTTTGATTTAACCATGATGGGTGTGGATGGATCTATA